TGGACAACAACACACCATACAACAGTAGCGTCTATGCCATCCGTTTCTATGTCACAACTAAAAGTCCGCATCATCATCTCCTGTGTGTGGTGCGTGTCCCTTCTCTAACCTTCCAGTCTTTCCATTGAAGTATGTCCATCCAGCTTCACCAGTCTGACCAGTTCTTCTCATCTTGGGAACACGAATGCGAGTTGCATTTCTCTCGTAGTCATCCTCTGCTAGCTTGTCCCTTGAGAATAGTATGTTAGTATGACACGCTTGTGGTATAGCACCACTACCTTTGACATCATACTCACTAATCTTATGTGGGTGGCTTCCATCATCGGGCTTCCTTGTATGTGTGCTCAGTATCACAGTGGCCTTGGTCTCCTTGCATAGCTTGATAAATCTATCCATAACTTCCTCGATGTTCTCGTTAGATAGATTCTTTATAGCTGTATGTAGTGGGTCAACAAGTATCACAGTACACCCTAGCCCCTTGATAAAGTATCTAATCTTACTGAACATTTCTTCAAGGTCTATGCTACCACCACCATCATTATGTAGTTGTATCTTGGATGCAAATCCTATGTTAATAGCATCGTCCATAATCCTATCAACATTCAAATCATTAGGCTTAAGCAACTGCATATTCTCACCAGTGTGCACGCTCACAACTTTCCTGATCGTCTCATCAATATTATCCTCAACCATAAAGCAACCTATCTTCTCATCTGTATTGGTAGAGAAGTGATAGATTAACTCATTGAGTATTGTTGTCTTGCCTATAGATGTATGTGCAATGATAGAAACCAGCTCACCACGAGCTACACCACCACGCATCATCTCATTTAGATTACCGAATGAATCGGGCAGTGGTATCAGTTCAGTATCTCTGTACTGCAACATAGCATCATACATATCCTCAACACTAGCAACACCAGACACAGTAAAAGGCTTGGCATCATTCCACCACTCATCGTAGTAAGCCTTGCTGTCACCATTAGCCAAGTAATCACTAGCATCCTTGTGTTTAGCGAGGGTAAGTATCTTGCATTTGTTAGGACCAAGCAAAGGGGCAACCATCTTGGCTGCATCCCTACCCGCTTCATCATTATCAAAAGACAGAACTACTGTCTCGAATGAATCGAGCCATTCTAAGTTCGCTCTTATATTATCCAAACAGTTAGCACCATTGGTTACACTGACACAAGCCCACTTAGAACCAAACATCTCGTAGGCTGCCATTGCATCCAACTCACCTTCACACACAGTGACAAACTTACCGCCTGGTCTGAACAAATTCTGTCCAAACAAAGCGTTGCTCTTACCAGTGTCACCGCTTCCAAAGAATCTTTTGTTTGATACCAGTCTGGTCTTGAATCCAACCATATCACCCTTGCTGTTATAGGTCGGGTAGTGGTGCTTGATTACATTACCATCCTTATCCTTCTCAACCTTAACTTTATACTTCTCTAAAGTTTCAGCCCGAAGTTTACGATCAGGCAAGCTATAGTATTCACCTCTATAGTCAGCCATCCAGTCTTTATCTGTTTGTTTTGATACTGTTTCAGTTTGTTGACCAATAAAACTGTGTTCACCACAAGCAAAACAGTGTGTCTGACCATCAGAATAGACAGCCAAGTTATCCATACTTGTGTCACTACCTCGTGACGCACAAGATGGACATTGCTCCTTCCTTAAAAGGACATTATCCTTCTTCATATCTCCTCCCGTTTTAAAATAAAAGGGCAGCCGTCTTGACTGCCCCGTCTGACATTACCTGTACTACTTAGAAATCAGATTCGTCTAGTTCCCCAGCACCATCTGCTTTCTCTTCAACTCGCACTGCTTCTAAGTAACTAAAAGCAGACCACTCGTTTTTACCAGGCTTCACCTTGATAGTAACAGTGTCTCCGTAGAGAGATAAGTGATTAACACCTACCTCATCCCTATCGACATTGTATACTTTAGGCGCACCGAAATCAAACTTCCGAGTAGCAGTGAGTTGTGTATCACCATCATACTCTTTAGTCTTAAGCCCATTCTTCTCGGCTAGTTTCTTACTATCCTTATCCAATGCAATTGTCAAAGAATATTTCTCCGTTCCCTTATACACATCGGGTTTTGTAACGTGGTTGAATACCACCTTTCCAGCTAAACTCATAGCGCTCATATATAACTCCTGTAACATTAACATTATGACCCGTAGGTCTCCAACTAGTAGGTAATCCTACTAAGGGTACACTGGAAAATAAGGAAGGAAAACCAGTGTACTCTTAGTAACACTAAGAATCTAAGACTATCTAGGAATGTTACTTATTAATAGTATTATGTACTATTTCCTAGACAGTCTTAGATGGTACTACTTATATAGGAGATACAAGTAATTAAATTTTAGCTGATGAATCAGAACTTGTCAAGCTATTTGCTATCTTTTTTTCCTGATCCATATGCTCCTTGTGATATGCATCTGAACGCATATACTCCTCGACCATAGCATCAATGATGTCTTGCTCGGTGAGTCCTTCTATGTCACCACCGTGCATCTCATCCATCTTATCTATCATCATTTGTTTAAACACACCCATATTAATCCTCCCTTGGTGGGTAATCATCATCGTCATCAAGACTGTCATCTTTCGGTACAATCTCAGTGACGCTCACTATCTCAAACTCATCGTGCAGTTGAGAATTCCTTGCTTCCTGGTGGTATTGGTCATTCCAATATTCGCTATCGGCTATCGCTTCTGCTTCATCCATATCATCAGCTTCAATATCCACCTTAAAGTCATACGATACAGTTGACTGTATGTGTACTTCAAAAGTTTTTTCACTCATTTTTACTCCTCCCGATTATTAATAATAATTCTTTATCTACAATATTATACAACTTATTCAGCCTATCTTCAAGGTCTGCTATCTGCTGTTGTTGGTATTGTAGTATGTCGATGACGTGTCCTGGTTCAAAGCCAATTTTTATATAATCCCTACTTCTAACCTTGCCCTCGTCATCAAACAAGTCACCACCATAGACAGAACCAAAGTTTAGTGCTTGGTCTATCCTATCATCGACAGCTTGTTCAAACTCATACCTATCAAATCTAACCATATTACCTCCCGTTCTTTGGTATCACATTCATTTTCTGTTCAGATGTGAAGAGCGCACCAGCATCGTTGCCCTCATCATCACTACTTGCTATTATCCAGGACCCATCAGTGAATACTATGACTGGTGCTCTACTGTACCATCCCATATAATCCATCTCTTTGTCCGTTAGATATTCTATCTTCTTAACTGTCTTATCTTTGAAGATTTTAGTGGCATCTCCAGACCAATCACGCATTGCCATTACTTGACCTCCTTATCTTTTATAGTATTTTCATTATCCAATCGCCACTGTGCTCTAGCCTCGTTCCTAAATTTATTGAGTCTGGCTACATCACTGTAGTTCATAGTCTTACCGTACCTATCCTTTATCTTACCACCGTTTGAATAAGTACCATCCAAGTAGCTTGGGTTTATCTGTATCCCAAAGGCTACCTTGACTTCATCGTCTTGCCATTTTTTCACTATCCCTCCTATCTTTTCTACGTTGTGTTCGACTTAACTTTCTTTTCTTAATCCTACGATTCCATCCGATGTATCTCTTAGACATCACCATACCTCGAATAGTTCAGTGCCTGATCAACAACTTGCCTTATGATTCCAAGCGAATTGCCAGTGCTCTGCACCTCTGCATAATGATGCTCATCCAGTGACCTTATCACAGTGACAAGAGCATCTCGCAGCTCATCGTTTCTATCTTGTAACTTGTAGATATGCTCAACACAATCCACAGTTGTATGCCTTAGTTTACTCATCATTCACACTCCCATTTGTATGTACCTTTATCTGGGTACTCATAAACCTTACTGTATCCCTCACGCTCGTGGGGAGGTCTAGGTTGTTTTCCATCAATCACCCAAGTCTTCATAAAGAATGTGTCTTTAGCAAGTTCTTCATATCCCTGAATCGGTCTATCAAAAGCGTATCGCTTAGATGCTTCCTTATTTATAAAAAGTTTTGGTATTAGATTTGTTGTTAAGAATTCATCCATATCCTCTAATATACAAAGAAACTTTCTTCTATCCAACTCTCTCTCGTGTATCTCTTGCCCTAATCTAGCAATCTCACTCTCTAGATGCTTGATATTCACGAGTTCTAAATCACGAGAAATCTCATCCTCTAAATCACTAACTCTAGCAGCTAGCTTATCTATTATCTTATCTTTTTTCTTGCTCACGCAAAACCTCCTTGTTTTAGTATGTGGACTATCACATCGACAGTCCATCCGTTGCCCAACATCTTCTTGCGTTGGGTATTGCTTACACCATCCGTATAGTTATCGGGCAGTGTTTGTAATCGCTCCATCTCTATTGGTAGCAGTGGGCGATATGTTCCTTTATCCACACTAGTCAATACTTTAGGCTCACGATTACCGCCACCCATAGTATTCAGAGTTGGACTCTTACCAGTGTCTGAATATACACGCTTGAGTATGTCGTGTCCATTAATGTCTAGTGCAGTGCCAACGTGATGACACTCCTCATCCTTGTCATACTCTCTGAGTTCACAAGTTCTGACACCAGTCATAGCTTGGTTGCCAAATCCTTTGTAATCTCTAGCCAATAGACAAGCAGCCTTATCTACGTTTGTCTGCTTAACAGTTGTGCCTTGGTCAGCCACACTATCACCGTATCCCTCGACAAGTATATCCTTTAAGACTATACCCTTATCATCGGGTTGAGTTATATCCCAGTTAGCCCAGTACAAACGATATCTGTTTTGTGCTGATACAAGTGACGAGTTTATCGCTACTGGTTCTACACCTAGATACTTACTGATAATGTCTTGATACTCTTGCTTCATCCTTACATTTTCTAATAAGAACTTAACATTAGGATTGTATCTGCGACATTCATTCAAGACTCTGAGGAACTCAAAGAATAGTGCGGACCTGGGGTCATCAAAAGCTAACTGTTTACCCGCAAAACTAAATCCTTGACAAGGCGAACCCGCAAGGATCAGGTCTATTTTTGGTAGCTGTATCCCACTGACAAAATTAACATCGCCAACAGTAACAGTGCTTGGGTAGTTCTTAAGGGCAATCTTTTCTGCATACTTATCTACCTCTGATGCATAGTAATTATTAACCTTAATCCCTGATCGTTCAAGGGCTACTTGACCGCAGCTCGAACCATCAAACAGACTTAGCACGTTAATGCCTATGTCTGACCACTCTAATTGTTTATCTTTATCCATATCTTTTCCTTTCCTTAGTTATAAAGAGTAAAGGATACTCCGAGGACTTCGGAATATCCCTTAGTTTTTACAACTCAGATAAAAAATCTCTAGGACTCATACCTTTATCTCTGTAATCATCCATAAGAGCAAGAGCCTCTTTTACATTTTCTGTATCCATCTCTCGCTCTGCATCTCTTACAAAGCTAGCTGCATAATCTCTGTCTATTAAAGACTCAGTAGCTTGCTCTTGTAATTGACAAGACCTTATCCATATTTCTTCCGTCATTTTGCCATCACCATTAAGAGAATCAGACTCCAACCAGTCAATCATAATATGGTCATCTGGTTTGTTGTACTCTTGTAGGTAGGCGATTACTTTTTTTACTTGCATAGACTTTCTCCTTAATGTTTAAAATAACTTATATTTTTTACACTACTATCCCAACATTGTCTACAATCACCACATTCACCGTCATTCTCAAAGGCTCTGCAAGTTGCATCATCCTCGTTAGTAACAACTGTGCTAGTGTGTGCATACTTTGGTGGTTTACCATCTACAAAACTACCACTTAATCTTATCACTAGATTTTTAGGGATAGGCTTATCGTAATTCTGCACCCAGTTACTTTCTTTAGTTGGCAGCCAATGTTGGACATCGGGAGTAGCTTCTGCAATCTGCACAATCTTATCCAAATGCTCAACACTTTGTATATCACCAGCATCGTGCCATCTAAACACCTTGCTTTCTAGTATTGCTTTGGCGTGAGTCATCACAAATATCATTGCTTCAACCCATTGAGGCTTATCAATACTATCAAGACGTCTATATTGTGCTCTTACTACTTCGGGGTATACAGTATAAAGTCCCTTACCCGCATAGCATATAGCACATACAGAATTAGGTATCTTTTTAAGTATCATCCCAGTTTTGCACATATCTATAGGCAATCCATAAGACCAAGATGGCATTTTCTTTGGTTTAGAAAATCCACCAACGTACTCTTGAGCTGCCTTTAGCGTTTTGAATGGCACTAGTAACAAATTGTTTTGTATATCCATACTTACTCCTTCCTTAGTTATAACAAGTAAGGACTATCGCCCCTATAGGTAAATAGCAATAATCCTTACTTTTTACAACTTTTTAAAAAAAGCGGGTTCGAAATCCTCGATTCTAGAGGACTTCTCACCCGCAGCAAGGGTAAGGGTAGGGTCTAATCCTTGAATTTATCGTTAATCCTATCGTTCATCTCCATAAAGAATGGAACGAAAACGCAAGATAATCCGATTAATACAAGAATAAATATAAAAAAATCAAACAAAAGATTGCTTAACATTTAAATACCCTCCAATAGTTTCTCAGTTAAAAACACATCAGCACGTCTGCCACCCGCTTTGATATAAAAAACCTTATCCAAATTAATTGTTCGATAGTCGTTTGCAGCCACATCAAATACCACACGTAAATTTGGCTTATCCTCTGGGCGGTATGACAAATCACCACCTTTAAGGAATTTTTTAACTCCCGTTCTACAATTCATTTTCCGAATGGAACCGTCCACCTTGTGAAATTTAACAGTAAAGAATTTACCGCCATTTTCATTAATGATTGATTGAATTTTGGAGCGTCTATTTAAGACGCGGAAAGTTTGTTTTCTATTCATAAATTTAATAACTCCTTTGATAGTTAAAAAAAACTCCGAGGACTTCGGAGAAAATATAGGGACGCATTCAAAAGCCCTATAAGTACCAATATACGCTCTTTTTGGTGTCTAGTCTATAGTTGGCCTTACTAAGTAAAAAAGTCTTGAATATGGGAGTATTTGATTTACTAGGGACGAAAAAAAACCCCGCATTTCTGCGGGGCTTTCTTAGTTGGTTCTTAAGACTTCGAGATTTTCTTTTTAAGGAATTCCGCGCGTTGGTCTTTGATACCCTTGTACCATTCGTTGAACTCGTCAACTGTAAGACCGTTGGCGTATTGCTGAATGGCATTTAAAAAAGCTAGTTTTTCCGCGTTCTCTTTGTTCTCTTTCGCGATTCGCTTTTTTTCGCTTTGTTCAACACTTAAAACGGGCTTGAAGTCTTTACGGTTGAATTTAGGACTATTGGGTTTTGTACCTACATTCACAAGGCAAAGAATGTCCCCGTCTTTTAGAGCGTTCTTTGGGTCTTTAACAAAAGGCTTGAAAGCGTCCTTGATGTTGTGATTCAAGCTGTCATTGGCCCTATAGCCTTCCGAATCTCTAACACCTTGAGCGTCTTTTTTAAAGCCCATTGCAATCTCTAACAGTGCTTTCTTTCCTTTCTCACTTACTCGCCCGTTGGCTAGGTCTAGAACCTCGCGAATTTCAGTCAAAGTCGCTTGTTTGTTCTTGATACCGCCTAGGATTAACTTTCTAAGTCGCATTTGGGCGGGAGTATGATTTTTAATCTCTATCTCGTCCGCGTTCCAGTTAGCACTCTTAATTGACACCTCTTTTTGAGCATTCTTTTTGGTTCCTTTATGCTCGTTTAAGGCTTGTTTAAGTATGTCCTTGTTAGACTTAGCCGTTGTTTTTACTGGTTTTTTTGTAGTTTTAGTTGTCATAATTTTCCTCGTTTATTAAAAAAATCAAAAGCGAAAGTGCGATTGATACTGCGTAGTGTAATTTATTTTGACGGGATAGTCAACGATTTACAGAAAATAAAACTTTGTGATTGTTCATTATTATATGAATCTGCGAATCTCCGAGGACTTCGGAAAATGTTTCCGCCCTCGAATATCTCCCCGCCAAAACTCCGAGGACTTCGGAGAATTCCGCCCCTAAAAAACCACCTGGAATATCCCTAGAAAAAGTAGGGGTATATGCGAAGGGGGACACCCTTTTAAAAAAAACTTATCCCGGCGAAACCTAGCCACAAGTAAAATTTTATTTTTTTCAGATATACCTCGCACAGCCCCGACAGATTCGGGCACAATAGCATATTCAATGGCTAATTGGGGTTGCGTCATAGCAATTTATAAGGTATAATATTGTTTATCTTGTTTAGATAAAGCGCTACTTCCTAGAATTACTCTTAAGATGAAATACATACTACTATATAAATAAAACAATCTTAAGAATTTGCTAGGATAAAGCTAAGATAGAAATTAAACAATATTAATTTAAGGTATAATACTAGTATATGGCACAAAAAGGCAAAATCTCTGTTGATTCCGAAGAGGAAATCAGACAAATTGAGAAAGAATTGGAGGAAGAAGCTAGATATGCAGTAGCTTCAGCCAAAGGAATAGTACCAGCAGACGCTGTGATACAAATTAAGCGCAAGATAGGCAGACCAACTGGAGGCTTATCCCAGGAATCTAAGTCAGCAGGGGGCAAAAAGTCTAGAATGAAGCGAGGTCAGACATATAGACCTACTGACGATGACTACTCTAAGGTAGAAGAGATGGTCACTATAGGATTAGACCAGCATACAATAGCTAAAGTTATGGGTATTTCTAATGCCACCTTAACTAAATACTATTCACACAATTTGACTGTAGGTAAAGAGAAAAGGACCGCCCGCGTTGCAGGTGTAGCCTACGAAATGGCAATATCTGGAGAGTCTCCTAGTATGACTACGTTCTGGCTTAAGACACAAGCTGGCTGGTCTCCTAAACACCACGTTGTTGTAGAGGATAGAAACTTCGATATACAGTGGGCAACAGACGAAGCTGATATTGCAGACGCTAATAAGATATTAAGGGAAAAAGATAGCAAGCTACACTAGCATCTATGCAAGAGGAGAGAAAATCTATTGTAATACCCTACACACCTAGGGATTTACAAAAACATTTACATACTAACCTAGATAGATTTAACGTAGTTGTATGTCATAGGCGATTTGGTAAGACTGTGTTTGCTATAAACCAGCTCATAAAAAGCTCTATTGAAGACATACAAGCTGGTAAAAGACAACCACGATATGCGTACATAGCACCGCTATTTAAACAGGCTAAGACAGTTGCCTGGGATGAATTAAAAAGATTGTGCGGTGTGTTTCCAGAAGTAAAGTTCAATGAGGCAGAACTAAGAGCCGACTTTATGGGAGCGAGAATACAGCTATACGGGGCAGACAATTATGACACGCTTCGTGGAATTTATTTAGACGGGGTCGTGCTTGATGAGTACGCTCAGATGAACCCTAAGATGTTCTCTGAGGTTATAAGGCCGGCACTGTCAGACAGGAAGGGGTATGCAATATTTATTGGTACACCTAAAGGAAAGAACGAATTTTATGATTTATACCACTCTGCCCCAGAGAAGAAGGGATGGGCTAGATTCTTGTATAAGGCGAGTGAAACAGGGATATTAGATGATGAAGAACTGGAACTTGCGAAACAAGATATGGCAGAAACTGAATATCAACAAGAATACGAGTGTTCTTGGTCTGCTGCACTTAGAGGTGCGTATTATGCTAAAGAGATTGAAACTGCTTATGATGAAGACAGAGTGGGGAAAGTCCCTTATGACCCGTCTAAGCAAGTAGTAACAAGCTGGGACCTTGGAGTAAGTGACGCAACCTCAATATGGTTCGTGCAATTTGTAGGTAAAGCAGTACACGTTATAGATTATTTTGAAGGCTCAAACGAAGGCTTGCCTTTCTATATAGATGTACTCAATAGGAAAGGTTACAGGTATGGTGCACACATAGCACCCCACGATATTGTAGTAAGAGAATTTTCTACTGGCAAATCGAGGAGAGACCTAGCCTTCGATTTGGGAATAGATTTCCAAGTTGCACCTAAATTAAAAGTAATGGATGGTATTGACACCACTAGAACTTTTTTAAATAAATGCTGGTTCGATCAGGAAAACACTAAGAAAGGACTGGAAGCATTACTACAATATAGAAGTAGTTATGATGACAAGAAAAAGATTTGGTCGCAAAAGCCAGTCCACGATTGGACTTCACACGCTAGCGATGCGTTTAGGTACTTGTGTATAACAGATGTTGTGTTCACAGGTAATGATAGTGTCTGGGGAAGGGAACTCCCTGAGACTGATTTAAGTTGGATAGTATAAGGAGAAGTATATGCCAATGAACCCAAAGTGGTTAGAAAACAAATTGATGGAGATGGCACAGGACATCAAAGACCTAAAAGAAATAATGAAGGCAGTTAGTAGTAGTCCGCCACCTAAAAAAGAAACCACTTACCCGATAAACAAAGGTAAATAATTTATGGCTAAAATGACAAAGAGGGAGCTATCTGCTCACCTAGAGCAAGAAATTAATGCTGCTCTAGGGTACAAAGATGGAAAGCTCACAGAGCAACGCTCAGATGCATTAGACCGTTACTATGGTAAGCGGTATGGTAACGAGCAAGAAGGCCGCTCTCAGATTGTCACAAGAGATGTAGCTGATGTAATCGAATGGATTATGCCTAGCCTTATGAAGATATTTACTTCTGGGGATCAGGTAGTCAAGTTTGAACCTCAAGGTCCAGAAGATGTTGAAATGGCAAAACAGTCTACAGACTATGTAAACTATGTCATTATGAGACAGAACCCTGGATTTCATATTATATACCAGTGGTTTAAAGATGCACTGCTACAAAAGAATGGTGTAATAAAACACTACTGGGATGACAGCAGTGAGACTCTTAGAGAAGAGTATAAGAATTTAACAGAAGAAGAGTTTATGGCTCTTCTAATGGATGATAGTGTAGATGTTAAAGAGCACACAGAAGTAACCAGCGAAGAAGGTGCTCCAGCATCACACGATGTAGTAGTAAACAGAACATACGAGGATGGGCAGGTAAGAATAGAACCTGTACCACCAGAAGAATTTTTAATTGACAAGTATGCCAAGACAATTGATACCGCAAGGTTTGTTGCTCACAGAGTCAAGAGAACTAAGTCAGAGTTAATAGAGCAAGGTTATCCTAAATCTAAAATTGAAAATGTATTCAATAATGATGAAGCGGATTACAAAGCTGAAAGACTTTCTAGATTTTCACACGAGCAAGACAACTCACCAGAAGGTGATATTGATGATGGAGTCTGGGTTACAGAGTGCTACTTAAGAGTAGACTTTGATAACGATGGTATTGCAGAATTAAGAAAAGTAACGAAGGTTGGAGACGAACTGTTAGATAATGAGGCTGTGGATAGTGTTCCCTTCTCCTCCCTTACACCTATACCAATGCCTCATAAGTTTTACGGTCTGAGTATTTATGACTTAATCTCCGACCTTCAACTAATTAAGACTACACTAATGCGTAACTTGTTAGACAATATGTATCTAACAAACAATGGGCGATACGAGGTAGTAGAAGGACAAGCAAATTTAGATGACCTAATGACTTCTAGACCAGGTGGAATCGTAAGAGTACGAACACCAGGTGCTGTTAACCCACTGGGAACACCACAATTAGATGCTAACTCATTCAATATGCTAGGATACTTAGACAGTATCAGAGAAGAAAGAACAGGTGTTAGTAAGAACTCAATGGGTCTATCTGAAGGTGGGCTTAAGTCTCACCAAACTGCTACAGGTGTTGGTCAAGTAATGACTGCCGCACAGCAAAAGATTGAATTAATAGCCAGAATATTTGCAGAAACAGGTATGAAAGACCTAGCAAACTCTGTCTATATGTTAGTACAAAAGTTTGAAAAGCCAGAGAAAATTGTAAGGCTAAACAATAAATGGACTACACTATATCCACACGAGTGGAAAGAAAAGCTAGATTGTGTAGCACAAGTTGGATTAGGATTTGGCAATAAAGATATGAACCTAATGCATTTAGGCAGATTGTCACAAACAATACAAATGATTGCACAACACCCACAAGCTGGTATGTTGTTAAAGCCTAAAAACATATACAACTTAGTAGCCGAGCAGATAAAAGCGATGGGTATGAAGAATGTAGATGACTTTATTACAGACCCAGGCGATCAGGACATTCAGCAAAAGCAAGGACCTAGTCCAGAGGAGCAAGCAAAGCAGATGGAAGCACAGCTTAAGGCTGAAGAAATAAAAGTTAAGTTGCAAAAAATACAGCAAGAGTCTGCTATCAAGCAACAAGAGATGCAACTAGAAGCTGATATAGCTGCACAAGACTTAGAGCTTAAGAGACAAGAAGCGTCAGTAGATATGCAAATTAAAGCACAAGAACTAGAAATTAAAAAAGCAGAACTTGCACTTAAACAACAAGAGCTTGTACTTGAGAGAGAACAAGAACGAGCTGTTAAGATAGGAAACTGATATGGGGAAGAAGGGAGAAGAGCTAGCTAGGGCTGACCAAGCTAAACAGATTTTAGAACATCCTCTATATGTAGAGGCTCTGACCACAGTCAAGGAAGCATTAATACAATACTTGCTTGATACTAAAGTTGCCGAAGAAGTGGAAAGAGATAGATTGTATATAACAATCAAAGCACTTGATTTAGTTAATCAACACATAACATCAGTGCTAGAGACAGGCAAACTTGCTGAAAGGGAGCAAGAAGAATTTTTAACACAGTAGAGGAGAAAGACCGATGGATTCCGTAGAGAACACCCAGGAAGGTAGATTTGAAAGAGCAGAACAAGGTTCAGCAGAAGATGCTGCAAACCAAATCCTAAGTATGTGGGACTCACAAGAGCAAACCGCAAACGAGGAAACCGAAACCACTGTTGACGAGGAAGTGGTAGAGGATACAGAGGAAGCTGAAGAGGTAGAAGAAGAAGCCCCCGAAGAAGAGGGACAAGCTGAAGAAGAAACCGAGGAAGAGGTAGAAGAGGAAGAAGAAACTGAAATAGTAGCCGAAGAAGATTTGAAGTACACCATTAAGGTAGACGGAGAAGAAATAGAGGTTAGTATTGATGAGCTTAAAAACGGATACCAAAGGCAAGCTGACTATACTCGTAAGTCTCAGGCACTAGCAGAGCAACGTAAGGAGACGGAAGCAATCCAGTCCGAGCGTATGCGACTAGAGCAAGAGAGGCAAATGTACGCTAATGGCTTACAAATGTTGCAAGAGCAACAAGCAGGAAAACTCCAAGAGTTTGAAAATGTTGATTGGGAAACATTAAAAGCTGATGACCCATATCAATATATGCTTAAGAAAGATGAGTACAGAGATGTACAGGAAAGGCTACAAAATGCACAACAGCAACAAGTTCTTATACAACAAGAACAAGCTGATGCTGCAAACAAAGCTAGAGCTCAATTTGTTCAACAAGAATATGCGAGACTAGTTGAGGCTTTACCTGAGTGGAATGATAAAGAATCTACTATTAAAAAGGACATACAAGAGTATGCAACTTCAGTAGGCTTTAGACCAGAAGAGATTAGCCAGTTGGCAGACCACCGTAGTGTTTTGATAATTAAGAAAGCTATGGAATATGACAAGCTAACAACTAAGGTTGCTCCAAAGAAAAAAGCAGTCAAGAAAGTTCCTAAAGTACAAAAGTCTGGAAGAGGCAACTCCAAAGAAGATACTGCTGCTGAAGCTGTTAAACAAAAGCGTGCAAGGTTAAGGAAGTCTGGCAAACAAGATGATGCCGCTTCCATATTTTATGATATGCTTTAAGGAGATAGGAAATGCCTACGCAATTTAAGACATACGATGCAACAGCAATCCGTGAGGATTTGTCTGATGTAATCTATGATATTTCACCAACAGATACTCCATTTATGTCCAGCATTGCTGGCAAGGGTTCAGTATCTAACACTCTATTTGAGTGGCAAACAGACGCACTAGCCGCTGCTAGTGGAACTAACTACCACGTTGAAGGAGCCGCTGCTGGTACAGCTGCGACTACTGCTACAACTCGTGTAACTAACCAAACACAAATCTCTAAAAAGGTTGTTGAGGTTACAGGTACTCACGAGACTGTAAACAACGCTGGTAAAAAATCTGAGATGGCTCACCAACTCGCAAAGGCTTCTAAAGAGCTTAAGCGTGATATGGAAACTTCACTACTAGCTGACAACGCTGCCGCTGCGGGTAACGCAACTACAGCTCGTGAAACTCGTGGTGCTGCTAACTGGATTGCAACTAACGTAACTGACGCTGGTACTTCTGGTACACACGCTGCAGTTGTTGAAGATGACATCATTGCAGTAGCAGAAGCTACTTGGAATGCTGGCGGAGAGCCTTCAACTATGTTGCTTGGTGCTACTAACAAGAAGCTAGTAACAGCTATGTCAGGTCGTGCTGATGCAGTACGTTCAGTATCAGATAACAATATGTCAATCTACAATGCAGTAGATGTATATGTATCAGACTTTGGTACATTCAACATCACTCTTGACAGATACTGCGACCAAGACGTAATCTACTTCTTAGACCACGATATGTGGTCAGTTGATTACCTTCGTGATTTCCAAACTGTGGACATCGCTAAAGAAGGTGACTCAGAGAAGAAGATGCTTCTAGTTGAGTACGGTCTACGTTGTGGCAACGAAGCCGCTAACGGTAAGATTAGATACACTACTGGTTAATACAACCAATTACCACCCTGGGCAACTGGGGTGGTTTACATTATGGCAATTGATACAAAAATCATAACGAATTTAGACGGAAGCCTTACAGTAGCAAGTAAGCAAGATGATAAGGCAGTCAAAAAAGTAGCTGACTTTAATAAACAAGATAAGTTCAGTGCTGGTACAAGAAACAAATACAAAGGTGACTCACAGTTTTCACACCGAGTTGCAAGAATACCCCTGATCGTAGTAGAAAAAATGATGAGGGAAGGTGTATGGGGAAACCAAGAAAAAATGAAAGAGTGGTTAAACCACCCAGACAACGCTCCTTGGAGAACTACTAAAGGAAAAGTATAATGGCATTAGGTACATTTACAGAATTAAAAGATGCAGTAGCAGACTGGTTAGATAGGTCAGACCTAACAGATAGAATACCAGACTTTATTGCACTAGCAGAAGCTAGAATAAACAGGGAGCTACGCATTCGCCCTATGGAAGTAAGAAGTACAATGTACGCTACAGCAGACCAGCAATATTTTCAACTTCCTGGTGGTTACATTCAAATGCGTAACATACAACTAAACACAAACCCAACC